TCCATTACTGCGTTTAAGAATAAAGTATACACCTCAATAGCATCGGTTTGTTTAATATCATCCCAATGTAAAAGGTTAATCGAACCTAAACAACAAACAAAAGAATTATAACTATCTGTTGGTAATTGGATTTCTGAACACAAATTACTAGCTGTGATTTCTAAACCTAATTCTTTATAAGGACTATTATTGTTAGTGTTGTCTTTGAACATAATGTAAGGGAATCCGAACTCACTTCTTCTTTGGATTATTTTAGCCCAAATTTTACGTTTTTCAGTATCACCACTTTTCATATCATTCATCCACTCATCTGTAACAGTGACACCGTATTGTAAGTTTTGGATTGGGTTTCCTTCTGTTCCGATATCTAAAAATTCTAAGATGTCAGTGTGTTCTACAGGTAACCATACAGCACATGCACCTCTTCTAGCTTCAGATTGTTTACACACATCTACAGTAGTATCATACATTCTAGCGTAATGTACTGGCCCATCAGCTAATCCACCAGTAGATATTTTAGTACCTCTAGCTCTGATGTTACCTAAATAAGCTGATGTACCACCACCATACTTACTCATCATACCTATTTCACGACTAGCATTTAAGATACTATCTAATGTATCATCAATATTACTACCATAACAACTAATAGGTAATCCTTTTTCTTTACCAAAGTTTATCCATACAGGTGTGGATAGACTATAAAAACCTTTAGCCATATAATCCTCAAACTTTTTAGCAAAACCTTCAATTTTAAGATAATATTCAGCTTTATTAGCTATATCTTTTATTCTTTGTTCAGGACTCTCACTAATGTAACCTCTCGATAAAAATGTTCTACTAGCCTCATTTAACCAGTAATATTTTTTCATTTCTTCTGTTTCTACCATTTTTTTATGTTTTTAAATATTAAAATAAATCATCAGCTGTTATGCTTTTACCTTTCTTATTATAATCAATTTGTTTTTTGTAAAAGAAGTCTCCTTCTTTTGTTGAAGTGATTTCAACGTCAAACCATACAGTTTTTTCAACTTCATCATAATCAACCTCAAATAAAGGTTCCATGTTAATCTTTTTAAGTGAATTATTAAATCTATTCATAATGAAGTTTTGAATAGTTGTTTTAGATAAAAATGGTAATTCACCTTTCTCAAAAATCCAATCTAAAATTTTACATTCAGCAACATAAGCTTTTTTACAAGCTGAATAAACTAACTTATCAAATTCACCATCAAACCATTCAGGGTTTTCAGATTTAATAATATTAATTATTTCTGAACCAAAATTACCGTGGATATCTTCTTCTTTTGATGTTGCTTCAACAACGTTTGAGATTCCTTTGAATAGGTTTTTCTCTTTATTAAAGGACATCATGATTAAAAATTGGCTGAACAAACTAACGTGTTCAATAAAAAGTGAGAATAACAAAACCGATTTTGTGTACATCTTGTTATCTTTACTTCTAGTTCCGTCTAAATATTTAGATAGATATTTAATTCTATCTTTAATTGCTGGTATTTCTACCACTGTTTTAAACTCTTCTTCTAAACCTAATATTCTTAAAAGTCTAGCGTAAGCGTCTTTATGTCTAACTTCAGATTCAGCAAAAGTCATACCTACATCACCAATCTCTGTGATAGGCATTCTTTTATACATGTCAGCCCAAAAAGTTTTAACGTTAACTTCAATTTGTGCGATAGCTAACATTGCTCTTTTTATAACTTCTTTTTCTTCATCACTAACTTTTGTCATAAAATCAGAGATGTCTGTAGTGAAATTAAATTCAGTGTCAATCCAATAAGAATGTCTAATAGCATCCTTATATTTTAGGAGTGAAGGGTATTCATAGGGTAAAATATTTACCCTTGGTTCAAAAATGTTTTTATTCATGATCCTAAGTCTTTTTTAAAAAAAATTAAATTATTCTTCTCTTTGTTCTTTTCTTAACCTCGCCATTTTTAATCTCTCTCTGACATTCTCTTCTTTTCTTTCTTCTACTTTTTTCTCATATCCTAAGAAAGTATCAGAAGTTTCTGTGTCAATGAAAACTCTACCATTGTCAAATGTACAGTCTTCAAAAATGACTCCGTCTTTTCCGAATCTAGATTTTAAAACCGCTATCGTAGCTCTATTAGTCTCTTTTTGTGTTAAAGTTCTAGCGATAGACATTATAAAGTGACCGATTTGTGCTTTCTTAATTGAACCACCCATTTGGTCACCTGTTACTACATCTGATGAGATTGAACTTCTATTTCCTTGAACTGCTGTCCAACCCACCATTCCATATTCAGCTAACATGGATTCAAAACCTCTCATAACATTACCTTCACCAGACCATTCATCGTTATATCTTCTTGTTGATTCAACACAATCGATATAATCCAAAACAATAATATCAGGTTTAAAACCTACTGAAATTAAATGTCTGATATAAGATTTAATATGATTCATAGTAATTCCTTCAGACGAAAACTTTCTAATAACCAAATCATTTTCTTTACCAGAAGTTCTATCTTTAATTACATCAAGAACTTCTGTTTCCATGTCAGCTAATTGGTTTAGTTCTATACCACTCCAACAAGATGCATGTTTTCTTTTAATAACGTCTGGTATGTCCTCAAAGACAATTTGTAAAACATTATACCCCACATTATATGCGGTATTTGAAATCTTAGTTAAGATTGTAGTTTTACCTACCCCATATGGTGCTAAGATAACACCTAACTCACCTCTTGATAAACCTCCGTCAGTTAATTCATCGATACCACTTATTCCCGTAGGAACTGGATGTCTAAAATCCTGTTTCAAAACTGTATCCCAACCTTCAGAGATAGAGGTTCCGTCATCTTTTTCTGCTCCAACAGATAGAGCTTCTTTCATTATTTCCGCACACTCCTCATACTTGTCGAAATCACCGTTATCAATAATCTTTGATATCTTGTCATTCGCCTTTTTAAGTTCTTGTTGTCTACAGAAATTTAAAGCTTTCTCTTGAACAAACTCCCAATCTTCAACTTCTAAGTTTCTAATTTCTTTTGTGATTTCAAACACATAATCCTGTGTTATCTTATCCTTAATCTCAGTTTTAAGAATTGTTTCTAATGTAGTCCAAGAAGGTATTTTTTCAAAACGTTCAAAATAGTCTTTTATCGTAGCGATAATAAGTCTAAAGTATTCGTTATCAAAATACTTGGCGTGTACAATATCAATAATTCTATCTGCGAACTTTTTGTTTGCTGGATGTAATATTTGATTTATTAATTCCGTTTGAAACTTATACCCTAAATAACCTAGTGTAACTTCTTTACTCATATCGAACATTTAATAATAAGTATGATTTACAATGCAATTCCGCAATATTCCACACTAAAATTTTCTAAAGAAAATGTTTCTTGGATTTGTTTGATTAATGAAGGGATAATTTTACGAACATCAACAGAATATCTAACACGTTGTGGATAAACATTACCAGTGAAACGTTTTTTAGCTATACATCTCTCATCAATCTTTAATTCAAAATCAAAGATATCTTCATTCTCATATATGTTTTCAGAAACAATCTCCTCTTTAGTTTGTTCTTTGTATGGATTAAAACTTTTATAAAGATACTCAAAAGTTTTTTCTTTCAAATCATCTTCAATAAGTTTTACACAATCATTAACACAATCTATTAACTCTAATGAGTTAACAATTTTTGGGTTAAAGTTTTTTACTGAGAAGAATCTTTGACAGATAATGTTCCCGTTAATGTACAATACAAATTCGAATTTTTTCATTTTTTTTGGTTTTTAAAATTTAACTTTTCTTTTTTTAACAATGTGATAAATGGTTCCATAAAATTTAGATACCCATTCTCACCCCCAGGTATAGCGTACATTACTCCGTCTTCTAACATCATTTTTAAGACATTCTTGTAATCTCTACCTTCAGGGTCTAATGGTAAATCTATTAAATTTTTCATAGATTCTCCAGCCTCTTCTGTTAATAAAGGGCTATTTAAATCTATTATTTTTTGATTTATTTCATAAAAGGGTCCTCTATGAACTCCTCTTGATACTCCGTTTATAATATTGTCTATTACTTTAAGTGGTTTATTACCCCTCTCTTCTTGTATTAGTTTACTTTGTTCAAAGATTTCATCTAAAGTTACCTTACGTTCTTTTAACTGTGGGAAATGGGTTAATAATGTGTTCTCTGTTACACCATCAATACCTTTGATATTGTCACTTGTACAACCTTCAATAATTTTTATTATTCCAGCGTTTTGATAATTGTGCTCAAAGAACCATTGGTAATTTCCAATACCGACTTCCATTCTTTTATCAGCTAGATAAATGGTAACATCTTCATTGATTAATTGACATAAGTCTCTGTCATTAGTATAAACCATGACTTCTTCCATCTTTCTTTTATTTTGACAATAAAAGGCTATCAAATCATCTGATTCAACATCTGGATGTTCGTATTGTCTAATAAATAAATCTTCGGCATACTCTTTAACTCTGAGTTTTTGTAACTCATAGTCTTGGTCAAAGAATCTAGGTCTATTACCTTTGTATTCGGGATAATAATCTAAACGTAATGTACCACCACGTTCACCATCCCAAGTAATGACTACTTTATCAATTCTATGTTCAACAATTAATTTACGGAGAGTACTGTAAA